CGCGTCGTCGAGATCTGGCCCAAGGTCTTTCGGCTCACGGAGGATCGGTTCGCCGGCAAGGTGTTCCGGCTCAACCGGTGGCAGGAGATCATCGTCCGCCTGCTGGTCGGTTGGAAGGCGCCGGTCGATGTCATAGACCCGGAAACGGGCGAACCGCAGACGCTGCAGGCGCGGCTGTTCAAACGGCTGATGCTGTGGGTGCCTCGCAAGAACGGCAAATCGGAATTCCTCGCCGCGCTGGCGCTGCTGTTCTGGGCGCTGGAAGGCGTGGTCGGCGGACAGGGGTACATCTTCGCCCGCGACGAAAAGCAGGCTGCCATCGTCTTCAACAAGATGAAGACAATGATCGCGCTCGAGCCCCGGCTCGCCCGCGATGCGCAGACGCACAAGAAATCGATCTACCTCAAGCCCTGCGCGGCGCTGTTCGAGCTGCTGACCGGTGCCGAGGAAGGCAAGCACGGCAAGTCACCGACCGTCATCGTCGGCGACGAGATGCATGAGTGGAAAAGCCGCATAGTCGAACAGACGCTGCGGCAGGGCACGGGTGCGCGCATCCAGCCGATCGAGCTGTATGCCTCGACGGCTGGGCTCAAGACTAACCTGGTCGGCATCGAGCTGTGGGAGGAAAGCCTCGCCATCCTCGACGGGCGCACCCCCGACGCGTCCACGCTGGTAGTGCTGTTCGCGGCCAACGACAACGAGGACTGGCAGGAAGAGACGACCTGGGCGCGGGCTAACCCCTCGCTCGGGCTGTCGCCGACGATCGCGTTCCTCCGGCGCGAAGCGGCCAAGGCGAAGGGCAACCCTCGCGCCGAGGCACACTTCCGTTGCTATCACCTCAATCAGTGGGTCGATTCGGTAGTGCGCTGGCTGCCGCTGAGCCGGTGGGACGGGTGCAAGGCCAAGTCGGACTGGCGGACCATGGCGGAGCGGATGGCCGGCCGGCCATGCTTCGGCGCCGCAGACATATCGTCGACGCGGGATATCACCGCGCTGGTATGGGTGTTTCCGCCCGACGGTGACGATCCGCACTGGCATATCGTCTGCCGCTTCTGGGTGCCGCAGGACACACTGGCGGAGCGGGTGCAGAACGATCGCGTTGCCTATGATCGCTGGCTTGCGGCGGGCGCGATCGAGACTACGCCGGGTGACTATGTCGATCAGGGCTTCGTCCAGGCCGCGATCCTCGAAGGGATGGCGGCGTTCGACGTGCGGGGGTTCGCCTATGATCCGTGGAACGCGACCAAGCTGATCGGCGACCTGCAGAAGGATGGCGTCGAGCCGGATCTGTTCATCCGGATGCGGCAGGGCGTCGCGTCGCTGGGCGAGCCGACCAAGCAGTTCGAGAAGCTGGTCTTCGCCGGCGCGCTCGACCATGGCGGCCACCCCGTCCTGCGCTGGATGGCTGGCAATGCCGCGGTTCGGTTCGACGAAAATCTGAACTTCATGGTCGCGAAGAAGCGGTCGGCCGAGAAGGTCGATGGCATCGCCGCCGCCGTTATGGCCGTGGGCGCGGCGATGTTCGAGGAAGACGAGGGACCATCGGTCTACGAGAGCCGTGGGATTATGGAGATCGAGGTCTGATGGGACGGATGGCGCGGATCATGGCGGCGGCGTTCGGCGCCGGTCCAGCCGCCGCCCTCGATCCGTTCGACGCGATCGAACGGCCTGCCCCGATGATGGGCGCGGCGCTGTCCGATCGCTTCGGCGGTTCCGATCCGGTGTCGTCGCGCGACGGCTGGTTCGTGCGCCACCTCGGCGGGCACGCCACCAAGTCGAGCGTGCTGGTTACCGAGCATGTCGCGCTGCGGCTGAGTGCGGTCTACGCCTGCGTGAACCGCATCGCCAACCCGATCGCGACCTTTCCTCTCGCGATCATGCAGCGCGACGGCAAGGGTGGCGCGGTCGAGGTGACGCAGCATCCTCTGTCGGGTCGGATCGGCCTGCGCCCCAACGATCTGATGTCGGGTCGCACAGTCCGCAAGACGCAGATGGCGCACGCCCTGCTGTGGGGGAATGCCTATCAGGAGATCGAGCGGAACGGTCGCGGCGAGGCCGTCGCGCTCTATCCGCTGCTCGCCGATCGGACCGTGCCGCGCAAGGTCGATGGATCGCTTGTGTTTCGTACCAACATCAACGGTACGACGTTCGAGCTGGATCAGGAAAACGTCGCCCACATCATGGATGTGAGCCAAGACGGCTATGTCGGCCTGTCGCAGATCGCCCTGCACCGCGAGGCGATCGGCATGGCGCTGGCTATGGAGGAGTTCGGCGGCAAATTCTTCGCCAACGATGCGAAGTCGGGGGGCTTCCTTCTTCACCCCGGCAAGCTGAGCGCCAATGCATCCGCCAATCTGCGCGGGCGCAATGGCGAGGCCAGCCCCGACAACCCCGCCGGCAAGGTCGAGCGCCAAGGCGGGCTGGACAATGCCCACCGGATCAAGGTGCTCGAAGAGGGCATGAAGTTCGTCCAGACGACGATCCCGCCCGAAGATGCCCAGTTTCTCGGCAGTCGCGAATTCCAGATCGCCGAGATCGCTCGCATCTATGACGTGCCGCTGATCCTGCTGCAGACGCTGGAAGGCACGACCGGCTGGGGAACGGCGATCGAGCAATTGATGATCGGCTTCATCCAGCAGACCGTGGCGCCGTGGGCGACCGCAATCGAGCAGGAGTATAACTGGAAGCTGTTCACCGAGAGCGAGCGGCAGGCTGGCATGTTCGTGAAATTCAACATGAACGCCATTCTGCGCGGCGACATGGCGGCCCGCAGCGCCTTCTACGCCAAGATGTTCGAGATGGGCATGACCATTAACCAGATCCTCGGGCTGGAGGATGTTAACGGCATCGGCCCCGATGGCGACATCAGCTTCGTTTCGAACAACGTCCAGACGCTGGACCGCGCCATCAACGGCGATCCCGCGCAGCAGCCCGTCGTCACTCCGGAGGTGCCCGCATGAAGTATCCGCATATCCTAGCGGCGTTCGCTTCCGAATATTGGGCGATGGAGGAGAGCAAATTGCTCGCCATCATCGACCTGCTCGCGATCAAGGCCGAGGGCGGCATGTTCACCGCCGAGGAGATCGAGGCGCGGATCGCGCCGCAGACGGCCGCCGCGGTGGCCCGGCGCGAGGGTTCGATCGCCGTCATTCCGCTGCGCGGTGTCATCAGCCCGCGTGCAGCCGCCGTACAGAATAGTTCGACCGGCGGCGGCACCACCGCCGAGGGCTTCGCAGGCCTGATCGATCATGCCGCCGGCGACGACAGCGTGAAGGCGATCGTCATCGACGCCGACACGCCTGGCGGTAACGTGCTCAACGTGGACGAGGCCTCGGCCGCCGTGGCCGCAGTGCGCGGCGTCAAGCCGATCGTGGTGCAGGTAACGGGAAGCCTCGCCAGTGCCGGCTACTGGATCGGCGCATCGGCCGACGAAGTCGTGATGTCGCCCAGCTCGCAGGCAGGTGCGGTCGGCGTACGCTTGGTCTACGACGATATCAGCGAGAGGCTCGCCAAGGACGGCGTGGCGCGCGAGATCATCAGCTCGGGCCGCTACAAGGGCGAGGGCCTCGGCGGCCCGTTGTCTGACGAAACCCGCGCCTACATGCAGGGTCGCAGCGACGAATATTACGGGATGTTCGTCGATCGCGTCGGCGCCGGCCGTGGCGTCACTGCGCAGGCGGTGCGCGAGGGTTTCGGCGAAGGGCGCATGCTCGGCGCGGGCGCTGCGGTGAAAGCCGGCATGGCTGACCGGGTCGCCACGATGGCGGAGACGCTGGCGCGATTCGGTGCCCAGCCTGCGCCATCGCGGCCTTCGGGAGGCCGTACCCGCGCCCATGCCCGCGAAACGCGCGCTCTCGCGCTGACCGACTTTATCGGCTGATCGCTCCATTCCGGAGCGGCTGTTTGGCCCGCTCGCGCGCCGGCGCGGGCGGGTTTTTTGATGTCCGGCGATGACAGCACGGAGTGCATTATGTCCCTCAAGGCACTGCGCGATAAGCGCACCAAGCTTGTCACGCAGATGCGTGGCATGCACACGACGGCGGAAGCCGACGGCGGCCGCGATTTCACGGCGGAGGAAATCGCCGCTTACGACGGGCTCGAAGCCGAGCTGAAGGCGATCGACGCGAACATCGGGCGGCTCGTCAATCTCGAAGCGGCCGAGGCGGCCGGCACGGTCGTCGTCCCGGCTGCGTCGCGCGGTGCCGGCATCGGTTCCGGTGGGCGTGGCCCGGAAGCGAAGAAGGAGTTCGAAAGCCTCGGCGAATTCATGAACGCGGTCCGCTTCAACCCGAACGATCAGCGTCTCAATTTCGTGGAAGGCGCTGGCGCCACGGGCGCCGATGGCGAGATGAGCGCGGCGATGCGCATGGACGATCAGACCTCCGGCGGCTTCATGATCCCGCCGCAGCTCCGCGAGACGATCATGAGCGTGCCCGCGCAGGACGCGCTTGTGCGCCCGCGTGCGCAGGTCATTCCGGCCGGATCGCCGCCGGATGCCGGCCTAACCATCCCGGCGCTCGACCAGACCGGCTCCAATCCCGGCAACGTCTTCGGCGGCATTCAGGTCTCGTGGATCGAGGAAGGCGGCGAGAAGCCCGAAACCGACGCGAAGCTGCGCAACGTCACCCTCACCCCGCATGAGGTTGCCGGCTTCGTCACCGTCACCGACAAGTTCCTCCGCAACTGGCCGGCGGCCTCGTCTTTCCTCGAAGGTCTCCTGCGCGGCGGCGTCAGTCAGGCGGAAGATTATGCGTTCCGGCGCGGTACCGGCGTCAATCAGCCGCTAGGCATGCTCAACGCCGAGGCGACCTACTTCGTGCATCGCACGACTGCCAATCATGTGGTCTATGACGACCTGGTGCAGATGGTCGCCCACCTGCTGATGCGGGGCGGCGCTTCGCCGATCTGGTCGATGCCGCAGGCGGCATTGCCCGACATCGCGAAGATGACCGATCCCGAAGGTCATTACATCTGGCAGCCGAACGCGCGGGACGGCTTTGCCGGCCAGTTGCTGGGTTATCCGGTTCGCTGGGACAATCGGAGCCCCGGCCTCGGCACGAAGGGCGATGTCGCGCTAGCCGACTGGTCGCAATATCTGATCAAGGACGGTTCCGGCCCGTTCGTCGCGACGAGCGAGCACGTCAAGTTCACCTCGAACCAGACGCTGATCAAGATCTTCTGGAACGTCGACGGCCAGCCCTGGCTGACCGAGCCCTTCGTCGAAGAGAATGGCTACGAAGTCTCGTCCTTCGTCGCGCTCGACGTTCCGGCCTGATCCTTCGCCGCCGGGTCGCTCCACAGCGGCCCGGGCCCTCACGACCCATCCCGAACCAAAGGAGCGCTCAGATGCGCGATCTGTTCAACATTCTCCATTTTGCGCGTTGCATCAGCCCGGTCGCGGCCGTGGCGGATAATACCGCGTTCGTCGGTGCGATCGTCGATCGCGCCAAATATGAGAGCCTTGTCTACGTCATCAACATCGGCGCGCTCGCCGATGCGGACGCGACGTTCACCGTGCTGCTCGAACATGGCGACCAGCCCAATCTGTCGGATGCCGCCGCGGTGCCCGACGCCCAACTGCTCGGCACGGAAGCGCTGGCGGGCTTCACCTTCGCGGACGACAACAAGCTGCGGAAGCTCGGCTACAAGGGGCCGAAGCGCTACACCCGCCTGACGGTCACGCCGGCGAACAACACGGGGAACGCCTTCGTCTCCGCCGTCGCGGTGCTGGGCGATGGCCGCTTCAATCCCACCCCTAACCCGCCTGGCTGATCGGGCGCGGCCGGCTGCGCCGCGCCCACCCCTCGTCCCGTCTTCCATTCAGGAGGTAGCCCATGCGCTACAAGGTCAAGGCCGAGTGCGTCGATACGCGCGACGGCACCCGCTATTTTCCGGGCCAGTATTTCAAGGACCCGACCGCCGATCAGATCGAGCGTCTGACCAAGGCCAAATGCCTCGAAGAGGAGAAGGCGACCAAGGGCAAGGCTCCGGTCGACGATCTCGACAAGCAGACGGTCGACCAGCTTCGCGAGCTCGCGACCAAGGAAGAAGTCGTCGTCGCGGCCGATGCCACGGCGACCGATCTGATCGCCGCGATCCGCGCGAAGCGCCAGCCGGCCTGATCGATGCGCATCGTCGTCGTCACCCCGCCCGCTGATCCGGGGGGCATATTGCCGCTGGAAGAGGTGAAGGATCATCTCAGGGCGGATAGTGGCGACGACGATGCGCTGATCGGCATCTATACCGGCGCAGCCATAGCGCATCTGGACGGGCCGATGGGATGGCTCGGCCGCGCTCTGGCCCCGCAGACGCTTGAATTGCGGCTCGACGGCTTTCCTTGCGTGGAGATGGCGCTGCGCTGCGGCCCGGTGACCGGCGTCACCTCGATCGCCTTTATCGATCAGGCGGGTGTCGAGCAGACGCTCGATCCGAGCGGCTACCAGCTTCGCGGCGACTATATCGGCCTTGGCTATGCGGCCCGCTGGCCGGCGCATCGCGCCGAGGCCGAGGCGGTTCGCATCCGCTACCAGGCCGGTTGGCCTACCCTGCCCTTGCCGATCAAGGCGGCGCTCCTGCTGATGATCGAAGATCTCTACGTGAACCGGGGCACGTCGAGCGAAAAGGAGCGGTTCGAGATCCCGATGCCGGCGGGCGTTACCGCCCTGCTCGCGCCGTACCGGGTCTACTGATGGACATCGGCAAACGCGATCGGCGCGTCGTCATCCTCCGCGCCGGCGTCGTCGATACCGGGCTTGCCCGTGAGGAAGGCGAATTCGTCGAGATCGGGAAGCGTTGGGCCAACCGGCGCGACCTGAGCGACCGGGAGCGGATGCTGGCCGCGCAGCAGGGCGCCGATGCCACGACGCGCTTCAATGTGGCATCCGACAGCCTGACGCGCACGATCACCGCGAGCGATCGCCTGGTGCTCGACGACGTGGTCTATGCGATCGTCGGCAAGCCCCGCGAGGAGGCCGACCGCCGCGACGGCATCGAGATCACGGCGGTCTCGCGATGATGGAGGAATCTCTCCGGGCGCGGCTGCTCGATGATGCCGGCCTTGCTGCGAAGGTCGGCGATCATGTCGACTGGGGTCTGCGCCCATCGCGCGACACTCTGAACGCAATCACGTTGACGATCGCAAGCGCGGCCGGCGACTATCACTATACCGGCCGCTCGCGGCTGCAGCGCACGCGCGTGCAGATCGACGTGTGGGGCCGGACCGCTACCGAGGCGATCCTTATCAAGCGGATGCTCCCCGCGATCGTCGAGCCGCCGGCGCTGATCGGCGACACCCGGTTCGATGCCAGCTTCGTCACGCTGGATGAAACGGGCGGCCCCGAAGAGATGGCTGGCGGCGGCATCGCCCACCGTCACATCATGGAATTCACCGTCTGGCATCGGCCGGCGGTCTGACCCCACCACCATCGGCGAACTGCTCGCCGCATTCTGAGGAGTGTATCCCATGGCGATCGAAGATCCGTCGATTGGCTACGGCTGCGAATTCTGGCTCAAGAAGCCGGCTGGCGTGCTGACCGAGCTGGTCGGCGTCACGAATATCGTGCCGCCCAACGATCAGGCGGAGCGCGTGGAGACGACGCACTACAAGTCGCCGCAGCGGCGCAAGCAGTATATTGCGGGACTGCTCGACGCGGCCGACACCACGATCGAGATGAACTATGCGCCCGGTTCGCCGACCGACCTGCTGTGCCAGTCCGCCAAAAATCTCGTGTGCGATTTCAAGATGGTCATCCTCGATGCGGAGGGCGACGATTGGGAGATCACCGGCACCTGCACGGTGCGCGGCTACGAGCGCACTTTGCCTGTCGGCGGCGTCAAGAAAGCGACGCTGACCATCTCCTATAACGGCGCGATCGCCGAAGCGGCGGCGGCCTGATCGTGGCGAACCGCTTTCGCGGCGAGGCTGCGCTGATCGCCGGTACCGAGACACTGATGCTGGTGGTCGACATCAACGCGCTGATCCTTGCGGAAGAGGAAACCGGGCTGGCGTTGAAGCCGCTGCTCGACGAGCTGGACGGCAGCCTCCGCCTCAAGATGATCCGCGCGCTGCTCTGGTCGGCATTGCAGGCGAACCATCCGTGCAATCTGCTGCGCGCCGGCGAGATCATCGGCGAGGCCGGCATCGCCGAAACGCGCGAGGCCCTGGCGAAAGCGGTGGCGGGCGCCTTCCCGCCCCGGAATGCGGCGGAAGGCGGGGCCAAGCCGGACCCTCAGAAGGCGGCGGGTGGGACTGGGAACGACTCTACGGCCGATGGTGCGCTCTAGGCTTCGTTCCCGGTGAATTCTGGCGGCAGACGCCGCGCCTGCTCGTCGCCGCTT